CAAGGATTCAATTTTGCTGTTAATATCATGCAACTTCTGTCCCGTGATTTTTCTTTTTGCAATTAACAGGTGAATGATATCATCTAACCCAACGATATTGTCTTCCGTGACGGGAAACTCTTGACCATCCGGTCTGAAAGTGTAGAATCAATCCGCCTCAGTTCTTTTTTTAATCGAGTTTGCTCTACTATAAGAATATCTATCTCCGTATCTATAGATTCTTCATATGAGTCATCGAGAAGTGAGCCTCTTTCTTCCTGTAACTGTTCGCGATAAGCAGCAACACTCGCCATTTGGTTATACTTAGATATTTGACGGGATAATTCTTTTTCACGATCTATAAGTGATTTGCAATCAATTCCAGATAGTCCTCTGACCAGTTCTTCAATGCTAAATCTTATACTTCCAATTACCACGCCACGGTTTAACAGTGTCCATCCTTTTTCCTGATCGACATAGAATGATCCAAGCAGATTATGTAAGACATCAGGTTCATCTGTAGCAAATAATATTTCATGTAGTTCATCTTCCTGATCTGGCAAAACAAATGTATGCTTTTCGCCATCCTTCGTTAGTTGCAAAATCGAGGATGTATTTCTCTCAAGAACCAATTCGCCATATTTCTCAGTAAAAACAAACATTTGGACTTCACAGTTTCCAAACTTTATCTTTCTTGTGTTTGGGACCTGATATCCAAGTCCATAAAGCATAAAGCGTAGGAGTGTCGTTTTACCGCAACTATTATTTTTGCTATGGATCAAATTGGCAGCGGGTGAAAATGAAATAACACGTTCAAACATTCCTTCGCAAATGCGGATATTATCAATTCTCATAGGCGAACCTCCTGTTTGATACGATTAATCTTGATTCTGTTCCTTACTATCTGGTAAAGAATCACTTGAATAAGCCCTTTTTTAGTTTCATAATCAGCGCTTACAAGAGGGAATTCTTCTGAGTAATGTTCCCACTGGGTAAATGCAAATTGTTTGCACTTATCATTCCTGTTTCCATCGAATTCAAAGGACTGATAGTCAGAAAGTACCTTGACAAAGAATTCATATCGCTCGCAGCATGAATCGATAACTTCCATAAACTCTTCATCACACCGTTCCACATCGGTGGCGACTACCAGAATAGGCCAAACGATGTCTTTCTTGTTAAGCCTGATTTCTTCTTTCTTCCTCGTGCCATTGCGAAAAACATCTGTCTGCCATATTTTCAATATTTCCGGTCCTAAACCTGGAATGCTTAATCGAAGGCTTCCTACGAATTCATCTACGGCAGAATTTACAACCTTATATCGTTCACGGTCATCATCTGTCTCGAAGGGAAGAATCTGTATTTTAAACTTTGTAGTGTCGAGAGGAGCTTCTACTTCTTTCAGATAGCCATTAATCAATGCTTTAGCAGATTCAGGCAAAGAGGAGAAATCCCTATGCGCGTTGCCGAAAAATATACTTCGTGTATTATCGTCATTCAGAGGATTAGGCGAATTTGTAATCAAAATTAGCTCTTTTGCTTTGCATTCGCGAGCTCCATCCGATAACGATTTAAGAGCTTTTTTTAAATTTTCACGTACATGAGTAAAGTCTGAACTGCTTTTTTCAACCGCCTTCGCTTGTGCAAGAATTTCTTGACCATCAAGAAGTTTTAGTTCTATATCCTCTTTTCCTTCAAGGCGAAGCGAGTCAAGCTCTTGCATGTTCTCCAGCATGAGGACAATGGCAGCATTGACTTGAAAATCAAAGCCGAATAATACAGCATTTGCTCGTCTACTCTTTGCCATTGTGCCATAGCCTCCTTCCATACAATTAAAAACAGCATTAGTACCATTAGACGGCATATTAATGACATTCTCACACGAACAACGACAAAAAGATCCCATCCTCCATATCTGCAATGTTATACAGATGAGTCATAGTATTAAAAGTCTCCTCAAGGTTTCGTCGGGCACTTCGCCAGCCGCCGCCATCAGTGATCCATACAAAATCGACTCCTTCAATTTGATTTGCTTCTTCCGCGATCATCTTATAGCTTCGAGAAGTCTCGTTGAGTTTTGAGCCTCCACTTGCATAGAAGTTTGTTTCGATGACATAAATATGAGTCGCTGTTATAACAACAAAATCCCATCGTTTTGTTGATGTGCCCCCCGCTGAAATAGCAGAAAGATCTACATTCCATTTTTTCTCAATATCCGTTAGGTACATCTCTTTGTAATACTCGACGTTTGCTTTGCGGATAAAGCTCTCTACAAGGTTTTCCATCTGGTGGCCGCCACGATTTTTTCTTCCATTACTATCAAGGCCTGTTTCTATCCCAAGAGCATAATCAACCAAATTGTTGACAAGATGATTAGCTATTAAATCTAATAACCCGGTCTTTTTCATAAAAACTATATATTGTTCTACAGAATAGTTAAGCTTGTTGAAATCATAAAGAAACGCGCCATCTTCATCCTGAGCATAGATTTCACTTTGTCGGACAGCTAACAATGTTGGTATACATTTAAGAATTTCAGGATATTTAACAAGAAGGGTACGAAACTCGTTCTCTATATCAGCAGAGCCAATAAGCGAATTCATGATATTGAGTTCGACCTTAATTGAGTCGACGTTATCGTACACTTTTTGGAAATCAACGTAATACCCATAGTTGTTAATACTCGGACGCATCTTTCCAAGCCAAGTATTGAAATCTCTCATTGTTCTAAATCCTCCTGTAATCTTCGCATGGATAAAGTTAAATAATCCTCACTATTGTCGATTCCGATATATCTACGACCCAGCATCTTCGCCGCGACACCAGTAGTAGAGCTACCACAAAACGGATCAAGTACAAGGTCATTAATATTCGTAGAAGCTTCAATAATACGTTTCAAGAGATATAGCGGCTTTTGCGTCGGATGTTTCCCAAGCTTTTTTTCCCTCTGAGGTGTGAGCGGTCCGGTCCAGACATCTTTCATTTGCTTACCACCATTTTGCTCTTTCATAAGTGCATAGTTAAATAAATGCTTTGACTTCGTATCATTCTTTTGAGCCCATAGAATTGTTTCCGTGCTATGCGTAAAACATCGGCATGCCAAGTTAGGCGGAGGATTTGTTTTCTGCCATGTAATATTATTTATAATTTTAAAGCCTTCTTCTTCAAGGGCCATTCCTATACTATAGATATTGTGTAGTGTTCCGCTAATCCATATGGTTCCGTTATTCGTAAGTAAAGGCTTGCACAGTCTAATCCATTCACGATTAAATTGATGCTTATCAGATAGCCCTGAGATCTTATCCCACTCACCTTTGTTGACTGAGACCATTCTTCCGCCTTTACAAGTTATTCCGTCATTGCTTAAGAAATAAGGTGGATCTGCAAATATCATATCTACAGTTCCTTCCTTTATTTCTTTAAGTAGGGAAAAAGTATCCCCCAACAGTAACAGTTCTGATTCTGTACTGTAAAAAGGCTGGATTTCCCGTTTTAACAATTCTTCCATAATTTGTGTTGTTCCTCAGTAGTTTGTAATTATTACTTCTTTCCCAGATCGTTTTGAAGCATCACTGTTAATTGCCCGTCTAACATCAACTTCTTCTATGTTGTAACCAGAATATAATTCATGGACCAGGGGTACATTGTGATTGCTTAACATTATAAATGCTCCCGCGTCAGCAAGTTTCTTGAAAAGAACCGCTAACCGTTTATGATCGTCAAGCGAAAAGCCATCTTTTGTATAGTCTGTAAAATTAGCAGTTTCGCTAATAGGTACATATGGAGAATCAAAATAAACGAAATCTCCTTTCTTAACGTCAGCGCATGCTTCTTCAAAATCCCCTTGTCGAATCTCTATGTCGCCTTTCTTTAGATACTCGGCTATATTCCGAATGTTGTCTATGTCAATTGATAGACCAGTTTTTTTGTTGTTGTAGGGCACATTGAAAGCGCCTTTAGAATTAACTCTGTAAAGGCCATTAAAACAATGCTTGTTAATCCATATCATTAACGCGGCGCATTCAGCATCTAACTGATTTGCAGCAATTTTCTTATTGTATTTATCCCTCTGCTCATAGTATCGTTCTTTGTCGCAAGGAACTTCATCGAGAATACATACTTCCTGTATAACTTGTTCGCTGTTCTCCTTAATCTGACGGTAAGCATTTAAGAGCTGTTCATTATTGTCGTTAATGACCGCCTTCTGTGGGTGCACATCAAGAAGCAGTGCACCGCCGCCGATAAAGGGTTCATAGTATTTTCCGTAACTCTCTGGCATCCGAGCTTCAAGCTTCTCGAGCAGCTGTCTCTTTCCGCCTGCCCATTTTACAAAAGGCTGTGTTTTTAGTTCCATTGTCTTTTCCTCCACTTTATTTAAGTAACCATCGTATTCATGTCATAACTCCAGGAGAATATCAAGTCACTTCATAAGGAGTATTTGCAAACTTTTCTTGTCTACATATTCTTGATGTCATAAACAAATTCCTTCTTGAAATAAAAGGCGTGGTTTTTGTTGGAAACATAGCGTTTGTACACTTCTGAATAAATTGGATGGTAGCATCCACGACTATCTCGCGCGTCTTTACTGCGAACTTGGAGATGTCTTCCATTTGAAGTGTGTATAAATCCATCTGCAGAATGTTCAATGTGCCAACGAAGTTGATCACAAATCGAATAATAATCATTTCTCCATATTTGTTTGAGCCCAGCATATCTGGGTGAATTCAAATTAATATGAATGCTTGGTAAAAACATCCAATCTTCTGGTGAACCGTCTTTACAGACAGGAACATAGAGAATATTGCTGATTTTTTCAAACAGATGTGTATACTCAAAAGTCTCCTTTTCAATCAGTTCATCGATAATGCTGCTTATCTGCGTGATAAAAACGGTCTCCCTTGGATTTCCAAAGCGGTCGCATTTATTGCTTTTCAGTTCTCCATCTTCAAAGTCAAGGTTTGTACTTGACAAATGGAGGCCCAATGCAAGCTCAAGTAATTGTCCCGTTTTTCCTTTATTTACAATAATTGAGTTTAAATCCCTCGAAGTAAAAAGGTCTCTAAACCTTATACCGGCTATTTCGTTAAACCGTTCATTAGCTTCATCAAGTCTCATTAGTGTCACCTCGTTATTCTTTGTTTGGCTCAGGAACAACATTCCAAGTCATGTTTCTCCCTGAATAATTCCAGTACCTGATATCTTGTTCGATGAAGAGCCATTTCAGCACTTTTAGAACATGGTCAACTGGCAGGCCATTCGAAAAAGAAATACTATCAAATTCTTCATCTGCGACATCGTGGCACTCAAACACCTTTTTAATTAGGACATATAACCGGGCATACATTTCTGGGTTTTCTTGTTTCTTGTTTTTCAAGTCAGAAGCAATATCCTCATGTTTTGGGTAATTCCTTTTTCTTTTTCCTTGCGGAGCATAGTTAGCATTTTCAACACATACAAGAAAATCAAAACCATTGTGCAAATTTGCAGGTCGTTGCAAATAAACTCTGTCACCTGAGGACAAATTTTCCACATAGTAGATATATCGCGATGATTTATCTCCATTTCCTTCACCAGGATCTTCTTTAGAAAATGCGTTAACAACTCGCATCCTGACCTCATTCCGAGTCCCCTCATTCGAAAATGTCACTGTCAAGTTATTTGTAGCCATTTCTTCTCCTTACAAAAGTTTCATTAGAGAGATACAGCCTGCCGTCGCACACGGCAGGTTAATATCACTCAAAGTTGCCTTGTCTTAATGCTTTATCCGACTTCTTCCATCATCCGCTTGTAATGCTGCTCCTGATCCATCACCACAAAGATCGTATGGAATACTTCGCGGTACTGATCGCAGTCGATGCTTTCATCAACGAAGTACAGTCCTTCGTTGAATGAATCCGAATGACGGATGTAGGAGAGCATCGCACCAGCAAGATGGTATTTTGTGTAGTCTGGTACAGCATCCCCGGATTCCTCATCTACCTTTTTCTTTACGGCTTCCAGCACCTTTGAACTCATTGCGGCGCTATCGTATCCGCAAAGCTGTATGAAGTAATGTTCCAGAATCCGGCGGATAACATTCATCAGCGGAATTGGCGAATCCAGCAACTCGTACTCGCGCCAAAGCGCATGATAGGGACCTTGCACCGGATCGAAATTCCTGTCCCTCTCGCTAATTCTGCCTGCCGGAGTGACACAGAGCTCAACTGTCGACACATTGTTCTTCTTGTTGATCTTGTACAGCGATACGTATCTGTATCGGCCCACCTGATCATATGCGACCTGCTGGTGGAAGTAGGCGTTATGCGTCAGGATGAAGATCTGCTCGATGTACCTCCCGACGAATATCGGATTCACGTTTTCTACAGGATCTGCGACATTAGCGCAGATTCCTATCATTTCCCGGACGAGCGAGCCTACTATGAACAGTGCACTGCTGTCCATACTCGATACTGGATCATCGATTACGACAATCTTGTTCTTACCGGAGTCGGTTTGTGACCGCATGCCACGAACGACATGATAGAAATAGAGGAACGCTATGAAGTTGCGCTCGCCTTCGCTCAGGTTCATAGCGACCTTACCGTCGTCGCGGATGACTTCATAACCACCTTTGACGCCTTCCTTTTCATTCAGGCTGAATCCTTCAAATCCAGAGTCCTTCAAATAGCCGTTCATGCTCCGGACAGTATCAGCTGTATTGATGAGGCCCGCGTTCAGATCGTTTATTTTCTGCGTCAGAGAAAGATACTGCGTCTGGAGGTCCTTGACCTTTTCCTGCAGTTCTGCTTCCTCGTCTTCGATCTTCTTTTTTGAGGCTACATAATCCGCAACGTAGTCCTTCAGAAGAAAGGCTATCTTTTCCCAAACCATGCGATTGCATTCATTCTGCTTGCTGGACTTCGCTGCGACGATGTCGTTGTTATTCTGAATCTGTTTGTTGATCTGCGAAACCAGCTCATCCAGTTCAGCAATAATCGTATCAGCATCTTTCAGTGCTATCGCCTTTACCGGCGAGGAAATCTTGTCCGCAATCAGCTGATTGTTTTCCAGAATGCACGATTGAAGCTCAGCCAGCTTTGTCTCATACGCAGCAAGCTCCTCCGCCTTTGGATAAGCGTCTTCAAGATTACTCTTATACAGAGCAACAAGCGCCTGCATTTTGGCATCATAATTCGACTGCAAAATACGCAGCGCATTCAGCGACTCCTGATAGCTTTCATCAAATGCACTTGCCATTGATGATTCAAAATCATCCGGCAGCTTCTGCTGGCAAAACGGGCATTTTCCATCTGACTTATGAATATAGGCGTCATGCCCGCGGCGAACCCATTCTGAGGCGTTCAGCACCTTCATGAATCGAGCAAATTCCGTCCCGCCGCTGCTGGTAATTGCCTCGCCGAGCAGCGACAGGCCTGACAGGTCATAAACGCCGGAAAGGCCTGATGACAACTTGAATAAAGCATACCTTCTGGCATCCGGATCAAAAGCAACATCATAGAGTTCCCTTATAGCCTTATCGTCATGGTCAACTGGCGAATAACCACCTGTGAGTACCTCATCTGTAAAACGCTCGCGGGACTTCTTTTTATCCTGAGTCTGGTCGTAGTCCTTGCGATATTCGCGTGCACCTTCCCAGCAGACATTTTGGAAATTTTCCAGAAGAAGAGCAAGCTCTGCATGTTTCTTGTCTCGTTCCTCAGCGGCTTTCTTGCCATCCTGCGTGACCTGCGTCCGTTCTTCTGCGGCAGCCTCGGCCTTCTGCCTCGTCTCGACATTCTCCTGGCTTAATGTAAAAACGCCTTTCAGATTGCCATAATCCGCAAAGTTCTGGCTGACAAAAGTTTTGTCATAAATCAGAACAGAATAATTAGCAGGGCTGGTGCCTGCTTTCCATTCAAGGCACTCTGGATGTCTGAAAGCATCAGCGATGCTGCTTTTCCCGGCTCCGTTTTTCCCGAAGAAGAAATTGATGTAGGTAGGACAGACTTCCTCATCATGAAAAGTATAGGCTTCTGTAGAAGCGTCAAGTTTTATCTTTGTGATCAGCGAAGTCATCTTATCCTGCATACACGGCTCCTCCTCCCTTTATCTGGTTCTATCATTCAGTGATTTTTCCTTCACGAAGCCATTCGTCGACTTCTGAAATCTTGAACTTGTATCGCTTGCCAGCCTTGTAATAAGGAAGCTTCCCGTCCTTGATCCAGTTTCTTACCGTGTCGTTGCTGACGCTCAGATAATCCGCTATATCTTCGAGGTTCACCCATTTTTCAGGCATTTCGTCTGCCGTCATTGTTCTCTGAGCTTCGTCTTTCATACTGTTCCTCCGTATTTCAATTCGATGTTCCATATGTAAATACCGGAATCTCGATGCCCGCTTCCTGAAGTTCTTGTATCAGGTCGCATCGCTTTATTGCCCAATGCGTCCGATTCATCTCATTGAATCGGTTGTCGCCTATAAGCTGCAGCTCCTCCAGAAGTTCATTTAATCGTGTCTGAGGAATGTCCAGCCTGTACCCACACCAGTAGACCTTCACATCATTTTCGTAAATCTTGTAATCCGACACAAAGCCGTAGATGACCTTCTGGTCATCATCGGCATTCCCATACTGATGATTCTCCGCCATGAAAAGAGACGGCATCATAACAATCTGTCGCTTGTCCTCTGTCGTCATGCCGGAGAATTTTTCCTTCGTCTCCTCAGACATGCACTCTGACAAAGCGCGGTCCCTTGGCACCTTGAAGTAGGGCTTGTCATATTCCTCTGTGCCGATAACAAAGATATTGTAATACTCCCGGTTGATTCGTGGCGGTACGTAGAACTGCCCGCCAAGCTGAGGCATTCCGGAGAACTGCTGGTTGACCTGCACCTGAACTGTGCCGTAGTTCGCGATGGCAACATTCTCATTGCCGGTCTGTGTAACATCCGGTTTCCTGCTGTCCGGAAGATTGGAAGCCGAGATTACTTCAAGTTTGTCACTCATCCGCAGCTCCTTTCTTTCCGCCGATTGTCAGATTCACCGTGCCGTAGTTCGGCAGAATCGTATTGTTGTCTCCATTTTGCTGAATGAACAGCGGGTTGTTGATGACTTGCTGTGTGAACGCTGCAGACTGATTATCGGCCTTTTGCTCGCTTTCGCTTGCTTCATTATCGGGCCGACCTTCACTCGCAGGTTCATCCTCGGGTTCCGTGTCTGCCTCTTTGGACTCAGGCATATATGTCCTTATATCGGTTGTAATGCTTTTTCCCATTCTGGCTGAGTAGTTTCTCGGACCGCCGCCATTCTCAGGACACCATTCATCGTATGTAGCTTTTCCCACGCTGTTGTCTTTCCGATGCACAACTACATAGTGCCAAATTCCGAGCAGAAACGCCGGATAGCACACTTTTGTCAGGCCGCCAAGTGCGGCCTTTTTTATTTGCCCGCCATCCTCGCAAATGAAGAATTCCTCATCCGGAGCAATGCTGGCGTCGTGCTGGACAAGTTCGATCAGCGCCTTTACGAGCCTGACATCCTTCTGCACGGATTCTCCAAGATCCAGAAACTCATCTACAAAACACGTCATTGAAATCAGCGCGGATCTGTAGTCCGTTCTGATTCTTTCATCGAACGCCTCGACTTCCGGCGTGTTCCCAAAGGGAAGATATTCGCCCTTCGACAATTTGCACGCCTTGAAATCATTGGTCTTTGTTTTTATCCGTTCGATCCTCGGCGGCTCGTAGTCGGGATTGATTACCTTGATCAGCCCGATGAGCACTTCCGGATCGGAAAGTCCGTCGCGGTCTCCCTTGTAGTGCTCCCGAGCGCCTTTTCTATTTTTCAGTGCCTGCAGCAGAAGCACGAAGAACGTGCCGCCGCATAGCCTCGGTTTTTCATCGATTGTCACTGTTTTCCCCTGCTTTTCAAAATCCGAACCTTAGGAACCTTACGAACTATGGCAGCCGACCTTGCGAACGATTTGGTAATTCCCGTGAAGTAATCACGGGAGAAATCGCCCGGCTGGAGGATTTCGAGCAGGATATATGGTTCGGAACATTTCTGAGTGTTTCCCACCAATTCCTATTATATCGAAATCTGTACTCCGTTTCAATGATCTTGTGTGACTCAGGGATTAACAGTCTGTGAATTCCTCCCTGTGACTGCTTCGCAAAAGCAAATCACAGGAGGAAAAAAATCATGACAAAAGAATCCAAGCGCATCTACAACAAAACCACCCGCACTTGGTACGAGGTCCCGGAGGACCAGTACCGCGAGTACGACCGCTGGCGCACCGCACTCAGAAAGAGGATGCAGTACAGAGGTGAATGCTTCTGCCCGCGCAGCAAATGGTGGCTGTGCGACGGCAACTGCCTCGACTGCGAATTCCACAACAACACGACCATCTCCCTTGACGATCCGCTGCCTGACGGCGAAGGCACTCTCGGCGACTACGTGCCGGACGACGCTCCTCTCATTGAGGAGGTGCTTGCCGATGAGATGATGCTCACCCAGCTTCTTCACCGTCTGGACGAGCTCATGCCGGAGGCACGCCGCATCGGCGAGCTCCGCGAGGAGGGACTCTCCGACGAGGCCATCGCAAAGAAGATCGGCATCAAGCGGACGACATTCCTGTCTCGTCTGAAAAAAGCCAAGCAGAAGCTCTGCGAGGAGTTTCCGGACGAGATGCACGAGCAGTTCCCTGACTGGTTCTAAATGCACGGCTCCGGCTGCCAATCATGGCGGTCGGAGCTTTTTTCAGAATTTCTTTCCTCGTCCTTCGTCAAAACGCGTGCCTCGCCTCCAGTGGGAAGTGTAAGGAGCACAGAAAGCTGCTCCGGATTGGAGGAAACGTGATGAACAAGACACGCAACAGAAGTCCCGCGGACACAGAGATCATCGCCGTTCTTATCGCGATAAGCCATGTATCCGCAAGGCTGGCAAGGAACCTCTCGATCCTTGCTGCAGACAGACAACCATTGGAAGGAGGTAAAGAGAGTGTCAAAAATGGCAGAAATGGATCAGACCATCAGTGAGCTCCGCGATGCCGCCGCTGCTATTAACGCGGCTGCCGACTGGCTCTACCAGCAGTTCTCCGGCACCACAGAGGAAGCGGAACCCGCTCCCAAGCCGGAAGCTCAGCAGGACGAGCCTGAGAAGAAGGAGCTGAAGCTGGAGGATGTGCGGGCGGTTCTCGCCGAAAGGTCGCGGGCCGGTTACACGGCGCAGATCCGCGAGCTGCTCCACAAGTACGGTGCGAGCAAGCTGTCGGCTGTCGATCCGAAGGACTACGAGGCCCTGCTCTTCGATGTGGAGGAACTCAATGAATTCTGAAAAACAGCACGCAATCCTCTCAGCATCAAGCTCCGACAGGTGGATTCACTGCCCGCCGTCCGTCAGACTCAGCGAGGGCTTCAGGGATGAAGGCAGCAGCTACGCCGCCGAAGGAACCTGCGCCCACGCGCTCGCCGAATTCAAGCTCCGAAAGGCGCTCGGCTACCCGGCCGAGAACCCGACCGAAAACCTCGACTACTACAACGAGGAGATGGAGGAAGCCACAGACGGCTACGTCGCCCATGTACTCGAGCAGGTCAAGGACGCGAAGCAAACATGCAGCGATCCGGTTGTTCTGGTCGAACAGCGTGTGGACTTCTCCCGCTGGGTGAAGCAAGGCTTT